CGCAACATCCGTATCCTGCGAAGCGGGGCTCTCTTCACCGAGGGCTCCGCTTTCTTTAATTTTTGAAAGGAGAATCTTCCAATGCTGAAAAGGACCTTTAAGTTTGTTGACTACAACGGCAATCCCCGCACCGAGGACCACTACTTCAATCTGACCCAGGCCGAGGTGACCGAGCTGGAGCTCTCTGTGGACGGCGGCCTCACCGCCATGATTAACCGTGTCGTTCAGGCGCAGAACGGCCGGCAGATCATCGACACGATGAAGGACATCATCCTCAAGTCCTACGGCGTGAAGTCCCCAGACGGCCGCCGGTTCATCAAGAACCAGGAAGTCCGCGATGCTTTCGCTCAGACGGAGGCGTACAGCCAGTTGTTCATGGAGCTGGCTACTAACGCCAAGGCTGCAAGCGATTTCGTCGCCGGCATCATCCCGGCCAAAGAGGATGTGGCATCTGACGCTGAGACGCCTGCCCTCCCCGGCGGTTCTGACGCGCCGTCTCCGGCCTGATCCTTATAAGGGAGACCGGAAATGCTGGAAATTACGATTCCTGAAACCGAGCTGTTTGACGGCGTCGAAACTTTCATCCCTGTAAAAGAGCAGACGCTTCGATTGGAGCATTCGCTGGTCTCACTTTCAAAATGGGAGTCGAAATGGCATAAGCCGTTTCTGTCAAAGAAGAGAAGAACGATGGAGGAGTCCATTGACTACGTTCGCTGTATGACGCTGACGCAGAATGTGGACCCCTCTGTTTATAGGGCTATTACTCCGGAGATTTTGCGGGAGGTAGAAGCCTATATCGACGCTTCCATGACGGCTACCACCTTTCACAACATGAAGAAGAGTACGGCCAGCGAACCGAGAGTAACTGCTGAAATCATCTACTACTGGATGATTTGTCACGGCATTCCTTTTGAGTGCCAGAAGTGGCATTTGAACCGGCTGCTCACGCTTATCAACGTCTGCAACGCAAAGAGCCAGAAGCCGCAGAAGATTCCCAAGGCGGAGCAGATCGCCTACAACAAGAGACTCAATGCGGCGAACAAGAGAAAATGGAACACGAGAGGGTGATGCTATGTCCGAGAAGACGATTTGGGAGTATCTGAAAGCACAGGGGCTTACCGATGCCGGCGTTGCTGGTTTGATGGGTAATCTCTACGCCGAGAGTGGGCTTCGCCCGAACAATCTTAAGAACAGCTACGAGGGTAAGTTGGGGATGGCCGACGCCGAGTATACCGAGATGGTCGACCGAGGCACCTATGCCAATTTCGGAAATGACCGGGCGGGCTATGGTCTCGCTCAATGGACATATCCCAGCCGAAAGGCTGCTCTGTTGGCTTACGCCAAGGCCGTAGGGAAGAGTATCGGCGACCTGGAAATGCAGCTTGGTTTTCTGATGCAGGAACTTTCCGCTGGTTACAAGACTGTGCTGAATATTCTGAGAACAACTGTCAGCGTCCGAGAGGCATCCGACATCGTTCTCCTCCAGTTCGAGCGTCCCGCGGACCAGAGCGAGGCAAGGCAGAAGCAGCGGGCTGAATATGGCCAGAAGTATTTCGACAAGTATGCAAAGAAAGGAGACGGCATTATGGGATTCACCAATAGTTCCCTGGCTACGGTCAGGATGATTTCCCCGAACCGGACGCCAAATCGAAACCACGTTATCGACACCATCACCATCCACTGCTTTGTTGGGCAGGTGACTGCGAAGCGCGGGTGCGAGGTGTTCCAGCCCAGCAGCAGGAAAGCCTCCTGCAACTATGTTGTTGGGTATGACGGCTCTATTGGTCTGTGCGTCGAGGAGAAGGATCGTTCCTGGTGCTCAGGTGGCACCGACAAAAAGGGTAACCCCATCCGGGTAAACGGCATCTCCGGTTCGTCCAACGACTATCAGGCCGTGACCATCGAGGTGGCCAGCGATACCAAGCATCCCTACACCATCACTGATAAGGCTATGGCGGCCTTGATTGAGCTGTGCGCCGACATCTGCCGACGAAACGGCATCAAACAGCTTCTGTGGAAAGGTGATAAGAAGCTGGTTGGTAAGGTGGCTCAGCAGAATCTTACGGTTCACCGCTGGTTCGCCAATAAAGCCTGTCCCGGCGACTACATCTACGAGTGCCTGGGCGACATCGCCGCCAAGGTGAACGCCAAATTGGGCGTCAGCTCCGCTCCTTCAACCCCTGCTATTTCCGAGAGCAAGGTTCCGTATAAGGTTCGTATCACCGCTACGGATCTTCGCATTCGGAAAGGCCCGGGCACCAACACGGCTATCGTTCAGAAGGCTATTGCCCCCGGTGTCTACACTATCGTGTCTGAGGCTACGGGCGAGGGCGCGACAAAGTGGGGCAAGTTGAAATCCGGCGTTGGCTGGGTTTCTTTGGACTTCTGCAAAAAGCTGTAACAGGAGGGCACATGATTACATTCAGACAAAAGGGCGACTTCTCCAAGCTGACCCGATTTTTGGAGAGAGCCAAAGAAGCTGTTCACCTCGGCGATCTTGATAAGTACGGCCGAGCTGGAGTGGCCGCCCTTGCGTCTGCGACGCCTGTTGACTCCGGCGAGACAGCCAGTTCGTGGTACTACGAGATCACCAACAAGAATGGTTCGGCAGTTATCTCATTTCGCAACTCCAATGTTCAAAATGGAGTCCCAATCGCCATCATTCTCCAGTACGGACATGGCACAGGGACTGGGGGCTGGGTACAGGGAAGAGATTACATCAACCCTGCTATCCAGCCTATTTTTGACCAAATCGCAAATAACGCATGGAAGGAGGTCACGAAGCTATGAGCACAACAATCGACGAGAGAGTCGTAGAGATGCGATTTGACAATCGCCAGTTTGAGCAAAATGTTCAGACCAGCTTGTCAACACTCGACAAACTCAAACAGGGTTTGGATCTGGACGGTGCTGCTAAGGGCCTGGAGGGTCTTGGCCCCGCCGCTAAGAAGTGTGACCTGTCGACTCTTAGCAATTCCGTCGAGACCGTTCGCGCGAAATTCTCGGCGCTTGAAGTCATGGCTATGACCGCTCTTTCCAACATCACCAATTCCGCAGTCAATGCGGGAAAGCGAATGATCTCTTCGTTCACAGTTGAACCGATTTCCACGGGCTTTAACGAATATGAACTGAAGATGGGCTCCATCCAGACCATCATGGCCAGTACCGGCGAGAGCCTGGATAAGGTCAATCAGAAGTTGGACGAGCTTAATACCTACTCTGACCGAACGATTTACTCGTTTGCGGACATGACCTCCAATATCGGAAAGTTCACCAACGCGGGTGTTAAGCTGGATGATGCCGTGGCAGCTATCCAGGGCGTTAGTAACGTGGCTGCTGTCTCCGGGGCAAACGCTAATGAGGCCTCCCGAGCCATGTATAACTTTGCCCAAGCCCTTTCGGCAGGCTACGTCAAGCTGATTGACTGGAAATCCATTGAGAACGCCAATATGGCGACGGTGGAGTTCAAGAACCAACTGCTGGAAGCGGCGGTTGCTGCCGGCACAGTGGAAAAGACTGCCGACGGTATGTATAAGGTCCTCACCAAGAATGGTCAGGGTGGAACGATGAAAGAGACTATCGACGCCACCCACATGTTCAACGACAGTCTCGCCTATCAGTGGATGACCACAGAGGTTCTGACCAGTACGCTGAAAGATTACGCCGACGAAACTACTGAAATTGGCAAAAAGGCCTTTGCCGCCGCTCAGGACGTTAAGACCTTTTCTCAGTTGCTGGATACGCTCAAGGAGAGTGCTCAATCCGGGTGGGCCGAGACATGGCAGTTGATCGTTGGCGACTACGAAGAGGCAAAGGTTACGCTGCGAGAGTTCTCCGAGTTCTTCAGCAACATCATCGACGGCTCCTCCAAGGCTCGGAATGCTTTGCTCGGCGGAGCTCTGACGTCAAGCTGGGGGCAGTTGAAGAATGAGGTCAGTGACGCCGGATTTTCTGTGGATGCGTTCCGCGATGCGCTTCGGGAGACGGCGTCTGAGTCTGTTGCTGGCCTTGACAAGATGATTGAGGAGGCAGGCTCCTTTGACGCCACTCTTTCACAGGGGTGGCTGACAACTGATATTTTGGCTAAGACGCTGGACAAGCTGGCCAATGAGGCCACGGGAACGACTGGCGGTATTTCCGCACTGAGCGATGAACAGCTTAAGAACATCGGCTATACCGAGGAGCAGATCGCGGCGCTTCGTTCCCTCAGCAATCAGGCGAACTCTTCTACGGGAGAAATCGCCGACCTTGTTCAGAACATGACCCGCAAAAGCGGCAGAGAGCTTCTTTTCGACTCCCTCCTGAATAGCGCCAAGGCAATCCAAAAGGTGTTTGGAGCGCTGAAAGGGGCCTGGGATGAGGTGTTTCCTCCGATGACCTCGGAACGGCTCTATGGCTTAATTGAGGGGTTGAACAAGTTTACACAGCGGCTCATCATTTCCGACGAAACAGCGGACAAAATCAGTCGGACATTCAAAGGGCTGTTTGCTGTCCTTGACATCATTCGTCAAGGGCTTTCTGCTGTGTTCAAGGCTGTGAGTCCCTTGCTTGGCGGTCTTGGCACTTTGAGCGGGGGCATTCTCGATGTGACGGCTTCTTTCGGGGATTGGCTCGTTGGCATTGACGAGGCAGTAAAGAAAGGCGACGTCTTCAACCGGGTATGCCAGCGCATTTCGGATTTTGTCGCTGCGGCCGCTTCCAAAGTAAAAGAGTTCATTCAGACAGTCAAGGAAAACTTCAAAATCCCCGGTTTTGAGGGGTTCCAAAATCTTCTTGGCCGAGCTCGGGAACGCATGGGGCAGGTCCTTGACTCTGCTGGAGATATGGGCTCCGGCGTAAGCGCTGCCGTCGGCGTCATGGGGTCTGCTCTGGCCAACAGCAAGTTCCTCCAGGCACTCCAAAAGCTGTATAACGGAGCGAAGACGATTGGTGCCGCTATCGTAAAGGCTATCGGCGGTCTGGCCAGCGGCGTTGTGGAAAAACTGGGAAACGCCGATTTCAGTGGAGCTATCGACTTGCTGAATGGTATTTCGTTTGGCGCTATTGCCGTCGGTATCACCAAGTTCCTGCACAGCATTCAGCAGCCTTTTGATGAGGTCGGCGGGTTCCTTGACAATGTAAAGGGTATCCTGGACGAAGTCAGAGGCTGTTTCGAGGCATACCAAACGCAACTGAAAGCCGGCGCCCTGCTTAAGATTGCTGGCGCCATCGGTATCCTTGCCGCGGCCATCGTGGCTATTTCTCTGATTGACAGCGATAAGTTGTCGGCCTCTCTCGGTGCGGTCACCGTTCTGTTTGCCGACCTGATGGGTTCCATGGCGATTTTCAGCAAAATCAGCGGCGACATGAAAGGTGTGACAAAGACATGCGCCGCCATGCTCGCTGTCTCTACCTCCGTTCTTATCCTCGCATCCGCATTGAAGAAGATCGCAGACCTGGATGCCGGACAGCTCGCCGTTGGCCTGACTGGTATTGCCGGGATGATGGCGGCTCTCGTGGCATCTATGAAGGTGCTGGGAAGCGGTTCCGGCTCAGTAGTCAAAGGCGCTACGCAGATGATTATATTCGCCGGGGCAATCAAGATTTTGGCGTCTGTCTGCACTGACTTGGCTGACCTGGAATGGGGGCAGTTGGCGAAGGGCCTGACCGGTGTCGGTGTCCTGCTGGCCGAGGTGTCTCTGTTCCTGAACACTGCAAAATTCAGTGGGAAATCCATTACCACAGCGACCGGAATTGTTATTTTGTCCGGAGCAATCAAGGTGCTGGCCTCTGCCTGCAAGGACTTTGGGCAGATGAACTGGGGTGAAATCGCAAAGGGTCTCACTTCCATTGGCGCTCTGCTCCTTGAAGTATCCGCCTTTACCAAGCTCACAGGCAATGCCAAGCACGTTATCTCCACGGGGCTCGCGTTAATTGAGATCGCCGCAGCTATGAAGATCTTCGCATCTGCTATGAAATCTTTCAGCTCTATGAGCTGGGAGGAGATTGGCAGAGGGCTTACGGCTATGGGCGGCGCCCTGGCCGAGGTCACCCTTGCGATGAATCTGATGCCGAAGAACATGGTCGGTATTGGCGTTGGTCTAATCGCTGTGGGTGCGGCTTTGGAAATCGTGGCCGACTCTCTCAGGAAGATGGGCGGCATGAGTTGGGAGGAGATCGCGAAAGGGCTTGTCACTCTCGGCGGAGCTCTTGCGGAACTCGCTATTGGGCTTAACCTGATGAATGGTACGCTGGCCGGGTCCGCCGCTATGTTGGTGGCGGCAGGCGCATTGGCTGTACTTACGCCGGTGCTGGTCGTTCTTGGCTCCATGAGTTGGGAGTCTATTGCCAAGGGGCTGGTCACGTTGGCCGGCGCGTTTACCGTCATTGGTGTCGCCGGTGCTGTACTCACTCCGCTTGTTCCGACTATTCTTGGACTTGCTGGCGCGTTCGCTCTGATTGGCGTTGGAACACTCGGTATTGGCGCTGGTCTTCTGGCGATTGGTGCCGGGCTGTCCGCTATTGCAATCGGCATTACCGCCCTCGCGACCTCGATGGGAGCCGGCGTGGCCATCATTGTGGCCGGACTGACAACCATTATCACCGGAATTGCCGCTTTGATTCCCGCTATCGCCGAAAAGTTGGGCGAGGCTGTCGTGGCGTTCTGTAAGGTGATTTCCGACGGCGCTCCTGCGATTGGAGAGGCCGTCAAGGCTCTTGTCCTGACCCTGGTTGACGTGTTAGTCGAGTGTGTTCCTGCTCTGGCAAATGGAGCGCTGGAGCTGATCGCCGGCGTACTGTCTGCTCTGGTCACCTACACCCCGCAAATTGTCGATTCCATTGCTCAGTTTCTGGTAGAGGTTATTGAGGGCATCGCACGAAATCTGCCCGATTTGATTCAGGCTGCTGTGCACCTCCTCATGGCGTTCTTCTCCGGGATCGTGGATGCTCTGGCCGGTATTGATACCGACGCGCTGCTGAAGGGCATCGCCGGCGTCGGTCTGCTGTCCGCTATCATGCTGGCTCTGGGTGCAGTTGCCGGGTTGGTTCCCGGCGCTATGGCTGGTGTTCTTGGCATGGGCGCAGTTATCGCCGAACTGGCACTTGTGCTCGCCGCTATCGGTGGTCTGGCGCAGATTCCGGGTCTGTCCTGGCTCATCAGCGAGGGCGGAAAGCTCCTTGAGGGCATTGGCACCGCAATCGGCTCCTTTGTGGGCGGCATTGTCGGCGGTTTTATGAGCGGTGTATCCAGTCAGTTCCCGCAAATCGGAGCTGACCTTGCCGCGTTCATGACCAATGTCCAGCCGTTTATTGACGGGGCCAGTAGCATCTCCCCCGACATGCTCTCCGGCGTCAAAGCGTTGACAGAGGTCATCCTTCTGCTCACCGCCGCTGATATTTTGGACGGATTGACCTCCTGGCTCACAGGCGGTTCCTCTCTGTCTGATTTTGCGGAACAGCTCGTCCCCTTTGGGGAAGCCATGAGCAACTTCTCAAAGTCGATTGCCGGTATGGACGGCGGCCTCGTTTCTCAGGCTGCGATTGCCGGCAAGACTCTGGCTGAAATGGCCGCGACGCTTCCGAACAGCGGTGGGGTTGTCGGTTTCTTCGCCGGAGAGAACGACATGGAGACCTTTGGAAATCAGCTCGGGGCATTTGGCGACGCGATGGTCAACTTCGCAAACAAAGTCAAGGGCATGGATGCCGACGCCGTGACCAATGCCGCGATTGCCGGTAAGACCATGGCTGAAATGGCCGCTACGCTTCCAAACAGTGGAGGCGTGGTCGGCTTCTTCGCCGGTGAGAACGATATGACCACTTTTGGTGAGCAGCTCGTTCCCTTTGGTAAGGCCATCAAGGACTATTCCCTGGCTGTCCAAGGCTTGGATGTGGATGCTGTCACAAACTCCGCCACCGCCGGTCAGGCTATGGTGGAGCTGGCAAACACCATTCCCAACTGCGGCGGCGTGGTCGGTTTCTTCGCCGGAGAAAACAACATCGACACTTTCGGGGCGCAGCTTCTCAGTTTCGGAAACTCTATCAAAGCATATTCCCTGGCGGTAAAGGGTCTGGATACAGATGCCGTGACCAATTCCGCCACCGCCGGCAAAGCACTTGTGGAGCTGGCAAAAACTATCCCTAATTGCGGAGGACTGGTCAGCTTCTTTACCGGCGACAACAATATCGCCGATTTCGGAGACGATCTTGTTCTCTTTGGCAATGACCTTGCGGCTTATGCTGCGGCCATCAAAGATGTCAAACCTGATGCGGTGACAGCTTCTGCTAACGCAGCTCAGGCGCTATCCAACCTGGCATCCGGTCTTCCCGACAGCAGCCTCTTTGACCAGTGGTTTGGAGGAGACCAGACCCTCGCCACCTTCGGCGATGATGTTGCCGCTTTCGGCGAGGCTATGGGCGACTACTACAATGAGATCTCCGGCATCGACCTCGGAAAGATGTCCGGCGTTATCACCCAAGTCTGGGGGCTCGTAGACCTGGCCAAGGGCGTCAAGGATGTTGATAAGAACGCTTTCAGCAATTTCAGCAAATCCTTGACTACCCTGGCGAACTCCGGCATTGACGGCTTCACCGACGCATTTAACAACTGCGGCCAGAAGGTCAACAGCTCTGTTCTCGTCATGCTGAACTCTGTTAAATCTTCCATCTCCAGCAACAAGGCTGTCGCCAATCCGGCAATGGAGGAGGTCATGGACTCCCTGGCCAATGTGGTGAACGAGAAGACAACTTCTATGAACACCGCAGTGGTGCAAATGATGACCGGGTTCAGCAAGACCATTCGGGACAACGCCAACACCGTCAAGTCGGCCATGACCACAGTTCTGACCAATACGGTGACCGCTATCAACGGTACGAAAGGCTCGTTTACCGAGGCTGGCAAGAATGTCGGCCAGGGATTTGTGAACGGCATCAACTCTAAGCTGAGTGCTTCTACCGCCGCAGGCCGCAGTTTGGGCCTTGCCGCACTGAACGCTGCAAAGAAAGCACTGGACAGTCATTCCCCGTCCCGTGAGTTCATCCATCTGGGTGAGAACATGGGCGAGGGCCTGGCAATCGGTGTGAAAAACAGCATTGTCCCAGCTTCTCAGGCTACGTCTGGCATGATCGACGAGGTCATTAAGGTCAGCTCCAAGGGCATCGACGCTTTTAAGGAGTGGGCCGACGAGAAGAAGTATTACGGCGAGCTCAGCCTGAAAGACGAGCTGGCTGGGTATGAAAATCTCCAGAAGAAATACAAGGCTGGAAGCGAGGAGCGCAAACAGATCGACCGTGATGTCTACAGACTTCAAAATGAGCTTGTGGCGGCTACCTACCAGGCCTCCATGGACTGGATTGAGGAAGAGAAATACTACAATCGGCTCAGTCTGGAAGAGGAGCTTGCCGCTTATGAGCGGGTTCAGGCCAGATATTTGGAGGGCAGCGAGGAGCGGAAGAAAGCTGACCGTGAGGTGTATCGCCTGCGGAATGAGCTGATGGACGCCTCCTACCAGCACTCCATGGACTGGATCGAGGAAGAGAAATACTACAATCGGCTCAGTCTGGAAGAGGAGCTTGCCGCTTATGAGCGGGTTCAGGCCAGATATTTGGAGGGCAGCGAGGAGCGGAAGAAAGCTGACCGTGAGGTGTATCGCCTGCGGAATGAGCTGATGGACGCCTCCTACCAGCACTCCATGGACTGGATCGAGGAAGAGAAATACTACAATCGAATGAGCCTTTCTGACGAGCTCGCTGCTTATAAGCGGGTTCAGAGCCGGTATGCCAAGGGGACAGACGAGCGCAAAAAGATGGACCGCGAGGTCTACCGGCTGGAGAAAGAGATCAGCGACGCCCAGAAGCAGTATGTCGAAGATGTCCAGCGCGTTCAGAGTGAGGCCAATCAGAAGCGGCTCGACCTGGAGCAGGAGTATGCCGACAAGGTAAAATCCATCAACGACAAACTCGCGCAGGACATTCAGTCGCTGAATGACCAGTACGAAAACGCTTTGAAATCCCGCGAGAACAGCCTTTACCAATCCTATGGGCTCTTTGACGAGGTCAAGGAACGGGAAGAGGTCAGCGGGGAAACACTGATGAAAAACCTTGAGGGCCAGGTCAAGGAGTTTGGCGAATGGCAGGATATTTTGGATAAGCTATCCGCCAGAGGCCTGGATTCTGAGCTGATCGAGGAGCTTCAGCAGATGGGCCCGGACGCCATTTCTCAGATCAAGGCGTTGAACTCCATGAGCGACTCGGAACTGGAGAAGTATGCGTCTTTGTGGTCCATTAAACATGCCCAGGCTCGGGAGCAGGCTGTCGGCGAGTTGGAGGGGCTCCGTATCGAGACCCAGAACAACATCGCGCAGCTCAGGGTCGAGGCCGATCGGGAGCTTGAAGAGTATCGCTCCGTCTGGCAGTCGAAGATGGCGCAGGTCACGGCCGACGCGGATGCGGAGCTTGAACGGCTTCGCAAGGAATTTGGCGAAAAGGTCGGTCTTATCAAGACCAATACCGAGGATGATCTGAAAGAGATGTCCGAGACGGCCCAGAAGATCCTTCGGGAAGCCGGATGGGACGAGACCGGTAAGCAGATCGTGACCGGGTTGACCGAGGGAGTCCAGTCTGAACGTTCCAGCTTTATCGACGAGTTGACCAACATGGCGCTCGCCGGTGTGGAAGCCGTGAAGACAACGCTGGACATCAACTCGCCCTCTCGGGTATTCCGTGAGTTGGGCAACTTCACAGGGCTTGGCTTTGTGAACGGCCTGCACAGCTATGTGGAGAAATCCTATGACATTGGTGCGGATATGGCGGAGTCGGCAAAGTCCGGCCTGTCCAATGTGCTCCAGACAGTCGCCGATATTGTGAACGGCGGCGTCGAGATGGAGCCTACCATTCGCCCGGTGCTGGACCTGTCCAATGTGGCGAGCGGTGTTGACACCCTTGACAGTTTGTTCTATTCCCGGCGGGCCATCGGTCTTGCCGGTCAGGCGAGCGTCGCGTTCAGCTCTCCCCGTGATAAGAGCCAGGCGGCCTTTACCGTGAACAACAGCGATGTTGTGGCGGAACTCAAGTCCCTCAGGGGAGAGATGGCCGCTATGGCGGAGAAGATGGAACGGATGCGGGTCGTGCTGGACACCGGAACTCTGGTGGGCGAAATGGTGGGGCCTATGGACACCGCTCTCGGGCAGAGAGCTACTTATAAGGGAAGGGGGAATTAGTTTGTACCATTCTATCACATTTGGCGAGAAAAACACATGGGATGACTGGCGGCTGGTCCCCTCTTCCCGACCTCTGTTTAATCCTCCGCCTCAAAAGATAAAAACACTGGACATTCCCGGTGGGGACGGTGTCATTGATTTGTCGCAAGCCCTCACCGGGTATCCGGTGTATCAGAACCGGACGGGATCTGTCGAGTTCATTGTCATGAACGGCTTCAAGCCCTGGCACATGGCCTATTCCGACATCATTGATTATCTGCATGGGCAGAACATGCGAGCAGTTTTGGAGGATGACCCTGAATATTTCTACGAGGGACGCTTCACTGTCAACGCCTGGAAGTCGGAAAAGGACTGGTCCCGCATCGTGATCGACTACGACGTTGGGCCGTACAAGTGGTCAGTGCTATCATCCATTGACGACTGGCTGTGGGACCCGTTCAACTTTCAAAATGGCGTTATCCGCGCCATGCTGTTCAAGAATATCGCCGTTTCCACAACGGCAAAGGTCCGGCATCTGGACGCGGCGCTCTTTGGCCGGGCCCCTATCTGTCCTCATTTCGTTGTGAGGTCTTCGGCCGGACGGGGCGTCCATGTCCGTTTTGTAAATCCGAAGCTGGAGCTGGACATTACCAAGCTGCTGCACGATGGAACTGTGCAAATCCCGGAGTTTGTGTTCTTCGGGGATTTGGGAGCGGACATCTATTTCTGGTGCGACACTGGAACGGCAACGGTTTCTGTTGACTTTAGAGTAGGGAGGTTGTAACAGCGATGTATTCGATTTACGCGGACGGCACTTGTATTTACAGTGACGTCTTTGCGGTTGACAGCATGAAAGTTATCAACCCCAAGCTGACTCTGGAGGACAACGGGGCCGGCTCCCTGGCGGTAACGCTTCCTCCCCATAACGCGGGCTATGCCTCTATTGTCCGAATGGTCACAGATATTTCCGTCCAAAAAGACGGCGAGGAGATCTGGGCCGGACGTGTGCTGTCGGAGAGCGAGGATTTTTACCGCAACCGTATCCTCTACTGTGAGGGAGAACTGGCCTATTTCAACGACAGCACCCAGCCCCCGGCGGAGTATTCTGGTTTGAGTGTCCGAGGGTATCTGGAGCGGCTTATCGCCGTTCACAATTCCAAGGTCGCGGAAAACCGATGTTTCACCCTGGGGGCGGTGACGGTCGTTGACAAAAACTTTCCCACCTACTACACCAACCACGATAAGACCATGGCTGTCTTCAACGCCCT